ATGTAGCAAACCAATCTCATCTCCGCAAGGATAGTGATTAAGTTCTTAGTAAAGTCGTCATTTTCGTTACCCATTGAAATGGTTGCATCTTGACGCATTCTTACATTTACTTGGTTGAAATCACCTAATAAGAAAGTACCAGCAGTTACACCAGTATTTTTAATTACAGGAATGCCAGCAAAAGTAGTAACACCGTTGCTCACTAAGAATAATGAAGGTGCAACATAACCGTTTGTAGTATCTTTTGTCAACTCCATGAACGTCGCATCTGTTGGGTGCAACACGATTGCAGAAGGCAAGTAGTTAGCAGCCTCAACTTGATTTATTGCAGTACGCAATACATCGAAGTTGTTAGCAGCAGTTCCGAAAGTACCAGCAAATGAACCAGCAGCATAAGTAGTTGCCTGAGTAGTAATACCGTTTAAGTTAGGTGTTGTTCCGTTACCGCCTAATACTTGAGCATCTGCTTTTAAAGCGATTAACTCAATTAGGTTGTTTCTGATTTCCGCTTCCATGAAAGCAACGTCATCTAACATTTCCAAAGAAACTTTAGTGTAAGCCGTTACTTTTTCTACTTTAGCAGATTTCTCGTTAACATCAAAATCTTCCTGAGTCTTCGCAGCACCTTCCGATGTCATGCCAGCAGTTCCTGGGTCGTTGTTAGCCATTTCCGCCCATTGAACGTACATCTTATCAGTACGACCAAAGTTAGTAAGGTCAATAATGAAAGGTCTACGTCTGTGAGTAGCAACTAAGCCAGCTGAGAATGAAGCTAATTGGTAAGGAATACTGTTAGTTCCAACCGCGTCAATGTTAGCGGTGGTCATAGTGCCAGCAGCCTTTACATTAATTTGCGCGCTAAAGCCTTTTTTCTTCATTTTTTCAGCGCCGTTTTCTTTGATGATTGCTTTGTAGCCATCAACAAATTGGTCAGCTAATGTCTTGTATGAATCAGCCTTAATAAATGCTGCTTCGTTAGCTGCTTTCAACTTAACGATTTCACCGTTCACTTCGCTCTTCAATTCATCTTTAGCTGCTTTTACTGCTTCTAATTCAGATTTCAAAGTAGTTAATTCATCTTGTGATGCTGCTTTTGCTGCATCAAGTTTTTTACCAACTTCTAAGTTGATTGCGCTTAATAAAGCGTCTTGCTCTTGTTTTTCCATTTTTTTAAAAGTTTAAGTTTTTAATGATTTCCTGAATGTCGAATTTTGGTTTTATCGGTTCGCTTGATTTTGCTTCGCTCGGCACTTTCGCAAGTGTGGACTTATCAAAGGTTTCTGCTACTTCAATCTCTTTTAGTATTTGCTTGAATTGTTTTATTTGTAACTCAAACGTGCTTAACATCTCTTCGCTTTGCATTCCGTTTTTAACGGTATATTCAAGCTGGTTAAGTTTACTTACTAATGCTAATGTCATTGATTCCTTACTGCCGCTCTTAACACCTAAGAAAGGTGTTAATGAATTTGCGCCAAAGGCAACGGTTGACCCCTCGAATAGATTAATTTCTTTAACTATATATAGGTAGCCGAATTTCTCCGCCTCCTCAGGGTTAACTAACTTACTCACCACTTCATTCCAAGCAACAGGATTCTTTTCAGATTCAATTAATGAAAGTTGGTTGTATTTGAACCCTATCGAATGATTGTCGTAAATGCCCTCTTTATAATTAATCAAAGTATCATTCCCCAAAGTAGTGTTGGCTATTTTAGATTCAAAGTAAATGCCTGTAATACCGTTCTTAGTCGTTTCCTCCAGCACTTGCAACTTACCTACCAATGTAGTTAAGTCGTGATTCAATGCGTGTTTAATCTTAGCCACCGCATTGCTGTTAACTCCACGCTCTTCGATTGACTTCTTAGCCGCGCCCATTATTAACACGTCTTTGTCGCTATCAAAGAAGTTATAAGAATTAAAGAAACCCGTTACTATTCGTGATGAGGTGCTAACGTCTATAATATTAGCATCCGCATACTTAACAGAATAGTGAGCCGCTTTTTTTTCGGCTTCACTAATTATATTTTGTTTTATTGCGTTCATGCAGTATTTTATTTAGTCAAAAATAAAGACTTTATTAATTGCCAAATTTTTATTTTAATTGATATACTTTTTCGCATCTTCTATATCGCACTCCATAACACCGCTGAGAATGTTTATTGCCACATCACGGCTTATCTCGCCTCTACCTACTGCACCATTCAATAAAATGATTGTATTAATGTTGATGCTGTTGGTTTCTGCTTCTGTTTTCTCGGCTTGCTCTTCCATTTGTTTATCCTCTTGTAATACTGGCACGTGGTCGTAACAAGCCTCTAAGTATAAGCCTTGCTTAAACAAGCCCAGCGCATTATTCAACGTATTAATAAAGTCATCTGCTTGAGGTTGGATAGTGTTTTGATATGTTGCCTTTAGTCCGTTATTCTTATTCTCAAACGTCGCCCCTTTAGTGCTTGGAAATAAGTCCCTATCAGCACCGTAAGCCGCACAAATGCTTTGAAAATCGCTCTCGATACATTCCAATAGCATTAAGTCCTTCATTGGGAAACTCATAGGCTGCCACTTCAATGAGCTGTTGGTAATAATCTTTCTTTTTTGACCATCGAATATCCCGTAAGTCCTATCCATTTCGCGCGTTATTCTCTCACGCTCTTCTTTGCCTAAAGGTATCGCGCCACCATCTGCGCTGCTCTCATTACTTAATATACCTTCTGCGCCTCGTTCAACTATTAATACGTTCTCGCTTTTTAATGCGCCAATGATATTAGATAAAGGAAGTTGCAACGCATCAACCTTGCTAATCGAAGTAATCATATTACCACCAACTCCTTCATTCTTATAAATCATATCGCTTGGTGCAACATTAATATAAGTAGATTGGTCATAAACCTTGTACGTTTTAATGATGCCATCAATATTCGATTGGCTGTATAGCTTACCCGTTGGCACTACCTCAACATCACTCGGCAGTAAATTCCACATAATGGAAGGCAACGCGCTTGGAAGTCCTTTGATTTGATATATAAAAGCATTGCCAAATACGGACTTAAAAACGTAATATTCAAATAGAAACTCTTCAAATGAGCGCAACGGATTAGGTTTTCTAAGTAGATCCAACACAGGGTGATTCTCTATTTGTTCACCCGTTTTCTTATCGTATAATTTTAGTTCCATGTTCTTAAACATATCAGCTAAAACATTGATTACAGATTGAAAGTGTGGAATGGTTTTGTATATCTCCAGCTTATTTTGAGTATCGATAAGAATGGGATTCTTACGGTCGTAAATCGATTGAGTATACATGCCGTTAATAGAACTAAAGCCAAAGATTTTAGCAACAATGTTTGAGACGTAACTCATAGATTAATTTTTTCTAAAATTAACTATTAAATTAATTGCCTAATTTTATTCTAATATGTGCGGCAGCATAACCTCAATAAACCTACCAAGCCCAGCCATTGAATCGGGCGCGTCGTCGTGCTTACTCTTGCCATCTTTCTTATACTCGTATATCTGCTGCATCATCGCCCTGTACTCGTCTGTCTGCTTCTCAGGGTGAACGTATAAGAATCTATTCTTTATGGTGTGGTAACTCATTAAAATGCGCGTGTGTTTGTTTTGGGTGTTCTTTACCATTAACACTTTATCCTCTTGCACCGATTGTCGAAGTAAGCGAATGAAGCCGCCCCCCTGATTGTTACCCTCTACTCGGGTATAGTCAACGCTCAACTCCTTAATCTTAGCTGCCACCATTGGACAAGTTATGTCTATTGTGTCCTGAGTAAAGATAGCATCGGTAATATAGATTTGATTGCCGTAAATTTTAGCAAATACAGCGCATAGGTAGTCGCTTCCTTCGTCTGCAACATCGACATAACCAAGTACGCTATCGGGCGCATCATCAGGTAATTTAGTAAAGTATTTAAAGGTATCTTCAACAAATAACGCGCCCTCTAACCTACCAAGCCATTGACCTAAAACGACATGGCAATAGTGGTTAAAGTCTGTTTTTCTCATGTCTTCCACGTCTTTAATGAAGGATGCAGAAAGGTTATTGATATTATCTAAGTAGGTACTATGAATGTGCAGCACGTCGGGGTGCGTTGTTGTTTCTATTTGCACTCCATCAATCTCAATAAATGATAAATGCTTTTCAAAAAACTTTTTATAAATCCAATGCTTTTTATTTGATGGATTGAGTACCATTATAACCCTATTCTTAGCCTTGTTAGTTCTTATAGATAGGTTTATCTTATCAAAGATATTTTCATCTACTAACTCTTCTGCTTCATCTAATACCCAAGTAGTAACATCGGCAATACTTTTAAGGTTAGCTGTTTGATTTCCGCTGCTTGTCTTTATGCCTCTGAAAATTATTTCGCTGCCAGTAACCTTGTTTGTTATATCCGTTTTGTTTACGTTAAAATCTTCATCTTTATTCATCAATTCAATCTTATTGGTGAACTCAGGAATGATTGATATTTCAGCGCTTGACATTGTATATCGAGTAAACAATACTCTGTGTCCTTGCTCATAGGTCAGCAAACACATGGCTGTATTTGCGTGAAAAGACTTACCGCTGCCCCTCCCTCCCGTTATAATGATATATCTTTTATCGGTAGTGTAAAGTTCTTTATATTTTTTATTCTGTGTTATCATCAGCCCATTCGTGAAATGGTTTACTCTCGTTTGTTATAGTGCCTTTCACGTTAACCTCTGTCATCTTAGGTAAGAAGTACGGGAATAACTGCGCTAATAATTTTAAATAGGTTGCTTTATCTTCTTTGCGCACCTCTTCAAGTGAATCCTTTACATGGTCTACTTCGCCCTCCATTATGTCCATAAACCTTGCGCGCGCATCTTGAGTAATTTTATTCTCAACGCCTTTTTCCCTACCTCCCGTTTTTGGTTTGCCCTTCTTAAATGCCATATTCTATATTATTCTTTTTTAGAATGTTTCTTTTTAAACTTCTTATACTTATAACAAAGCATCTCACTTTCACTATTTTGCATTTTCTCAACTTCCTTCAATGCCTCTCGAATTACCTTAGCGTAATAATCTCGTATCTGCTTTGCGCTCATCTTTATTTGTTTAGCATAAAGTAACAAGCAGCAAGCGAATAAACGCTAAAGGCTATCCCAAAGCTCGCAAGGTAAGTTAGTGCAGCAAATGAGCCAATCACTCCAACTATTAATATTACTTTAACGATTGCTTTTAATTTTGTGTTCATATTTTCGTCATTATTTGTTT